GTTCCTCCAAAGCACTGGTACCCAACGAAATTCAGGTGTTCCATGTTCTCGTGATAGTTTTCGAATAAAGCGGTTTTTTGTCCGCGTGGGTACTCGGACCGGTCGATGTGCAGGTGGAATGTTCTTTCTAGGATTGGTAAAATTTTGGAGAAGTCAATATTCACACCTAAAAACATTGATTCGTTGCCTTTTACGATCATCGCGTGGAGCAGGGGTGGTCGTTGCACGGCTGGCGTCATTAAATGTTGCATGGCGAGTCCGAATTGGATGTAAAAATAAGTTAGTCGGTATTGAAGGTACTTGTATTCTTTGGCTCCGTTGATCAGGCCTCTTGATTTTCTAAATTTGCGACCGTCTGGCATGATGACTGTGCAGTTGACGTGCATGTTTGCTAAGTTGTCTACGAAGTTGTCTAGCGTTTTTTGTTCTTCGATCGTGTTTACTCGGAAATAATTCTTCAACGATTTAAACTGCTCCTTGACCAACCAGCCATTCACTGTGGTATCAAACTCCTTGAAAGCAACTGTGGCCACTTGAATCGTTTCGTTTTTGCCACCGTCCAAATCAACGCCTTCACCGTGAGAAATCAGTTCTTGTAAAAACTCGGCGGTGCCGTCTTCGTTGAAGTACATTGGATGGTTTGGGTCGTTCAAAACCGCGTCGTAGTAAGGTCGGAACAAGCATTCGGAGACCATTTGATGGTGAGCGTCGGGGATCAGTTCTAGCGGGGTTGATAAGTCCGTTGGGTGGGCCAAGCGTGCGCGGCCGATTCTAGCGATACAAACCGGATTCCTCAAATCATCTCCATTGATAACTTCAGTCGTCCACCTCTGATACAACGTATTCGCCTCCTTCTTAATCGACCTAGTCACCTTTTCCCTCGACTCATTACCGTAACTGTACCCCGCGCTGACCTTGCTCGCCTTCGTGTCCCAATCCTTGGTCCAATTAGTCGGACTCGAAGTCGGCTCGCCAAAAGGTTTCGGCAGTTTGTTTGGTTTGAACGCTAGGTCAGTCTTTTCCATTGCAATTTGGTAAGCTCGGTATTTGAGCGGGCCTAGTTTTCGAACGTCGTCTACTTTTATGATTTCCTCGTCGCCCGCGAATTTTATGATGTCTTTGTATAAACCGTAGGAGCCTTCGTGGATTCGAGTTAGGGGTTGGATGTCGTGGAGAATGGAGGTCGCTAGGCAGGTAGGCTCCCCATTCTGCCGACTCTCCTCAACCATATCCGACAAAGTTTCCTCCATCAACTTATCAGTAACATGCCTGTTCGGCTTCAACTTGAACTTCTTTTGCCAATCAACGTCAACATCAATATACTTCAAACCGGTCGGAGTTTGACAGTTCTCGCCTGGCACCTGCAAAAACGTGTTCTGCATAAGTTGATTGTCCCTCCATTCCGGTATCAAAAGTTTGTTTTTGGCATCCGAAAAGTGAGATTCTCGCTCGAAATGTTTCTCTTCAGGCTGCGCTTTCTTTGGCTTGTTCCTGTCTCTGTTTTGAACGTCAATGCCTTTGCCCCTCGGGAATTCGAAACCAACGCCTCTACTCGAGATTACACCGTTATTTGGAAAATTTTGGCCGTTTGCGTTTTTCGTGTTCATTCGTGAATGGTTGGAGTTGGAGGTGTGACGGTAACCTTGGTATTTTGACGACGTCATTGAGTTCGTGCCCCAGTTGTTGGTGGAGTTCTTGTTCGTGGTCATTGGCGTGTTGGGCTTTTTGAATGAATTGTTGTTGTAATTGGTGTTTTGTGGTTGGTATCGGTTGTTTTGGGCTTGAGTTCGAACTTGGTTTTGGCCTTGGTCTTGACCATGGTTTTGAGCCTGGTTTTGGGCTTGATTTCCTGGTCTCGCTCCGCCGGCTTGACTCGATTGCGACTGCCACCAACATTGTTGACCGGTCGGGGTGCCCGATTTCGCCCAGTAAGCTGAGCTTCCTTCGTCGGATTTTCCGCTTTGGAAGTTGGGCTGGTGACAACTTCGTCGTGTTACTTGGGTGAAGCCTCCTTGGGTTCCGTCCTCGGACGCCTTCGTTCTTCGGAACGTCATGATGGTTGGGTGCTTGTTTTTGGGGGATTTTTGGATTTTTTTCTGTAAGTTCGACTTGAG